ATGCCCGTCAGCATAAGAGCAACCCGCCGCTTGGATGGCGAAACCGACAAGCTCCTACGCGATATCGTAAGCGATAGATATCACCGCTTGGCGGTAACAGAAGCTGACTTCGACGAACTGGAGGAGCGGCCTTACTTTGTTCGCGCCCTCAAGGAAAAGTTGATTTTCATCAGCGCTCCAGCCGAGCAGGTCCACGTTTCTATCGGCATCAGAAAGAACGGCTACGCCGCGATTGGTGTACGCGCCAGGTTTACGCTGGTCGACTTCCTCGACAGCGTAAAATCCTTTTTCTTCAAGCCGCCAACAGCAGCTGGGCATTGAACGCCCCCATCTTTCCGTATCCCTGCCCTGTGGGGTGGATGCCATCGATATTGATATCACCGTTACCGGAAGCCGTCGCGTAATCGCCAAGCCCTGCCGGCGGAGCCAATTGCAGGTCAATAAGTGGTGTGTTGAGGCTGACAGCGAGCCCTTGGATATATCCACGGAAGGCGGCCTGATTGGCTGTAAAGCTGCGTGGGTTGGGAACATTTAAAACGACGTCGCCGGTAAGTCGCGCTCTATTCACCAATTGTGTGACGTTGGCCTCGAAAGTGGCCTGTGACGCTGTGGGATAATCGTTAATGCCGATGTTCAAAATCATAAGATCCGGCTGCATGAACTGGATCATATTGAGCGTTCGGTATGTTGCGTCTGCCATTACCAGGTCAGTCGATTTGGCGGATGCCCACCCGCAGTTATAGACCAGCATCTCCTTATTCTGGCTGTCGTATACTTCAACGGAACTGATGTAGATGTTCGTGCCGCTGTTGCGGAGAATTTCTACCGTGCTGTGTACTCCTCGCGGCACCGTGATAGTCGCCCGTTGTGGAGTGCCAGTGGTGCCGCCGCCCGCCGTAGGGGCAAAGCCTCCAACTGCAGATACGCCACCATCAATGAAGACGGAACAATTGCCGGCCGCAATGTTGATGTAGACGATTTCGATGGTATCCCACGTACCGGAAAAGCTCTTTATCCATCGATCGACCGTTGTACTTCCGGCGCGGATCAAGCCAGCGCCGATGGATGCAGCGGCTTGAATAGCCCAACCGACACCCGCGCCAAAGGAATTCCGCGCGTCATAGGCTACGTACCCAGCGATCGTAGCAGTGTTTGCATCGCCCATTGAGCAGGAGCGAGCCGGCAGGCCGTTGGCCGTGAGGTTTGCAGCCATGTCAGCGGGATATGATAGCGGGAATGCGCCATTGAGTGTGCCGTTGGTCAAAGCTCCATGAGCCCCCGTGGTACTATCCCCTGTGCAAAGTACGCGCCCGAAGCGCGTCCCTGCCAAAACCGCAGAGCGAGCGGCCTTGTACTTCGCCATATTGCCGCCCCCACCACCCTCTGACGGGGGGCCAAAAGCACTGGCAGGCGTCACGATCCCGCGCGAGATCGGGCGGTCGGCATAGCTGACCAGCGACGGCCGGCGGACAGGAGGTTTCGTCATTACAGGATCTCCCAGACGATCGCCGCGACGGCCTCGGCCGAGGCAGCTGCCATGACTTGCGCGCTAAGCTGACTGAGCTTGGTCTGGCAATGCAGGATGTGCGCCTTGCCATCGGCGCCGGCGCTCTGAATCTGCGCGGCCGTGTGCAATCGAAACGCCCAAGCGCCGGTTTCGTCGGCGCACCAGAAAGGCGTAGTCCAGTCCTGGGGTTGACCGGGCAGAAGGGATGCGGTGACCGATCCCATCATGTTGATCTGGTCAATGACCTTGGAGGGATAGATGTGCTCATCGCCAAGGGCAGCCGATGTGTAGCCGCTGACCATGGCCGCCGCGCATGCCACCGTAAGCTCCGCGATCTTGATGGACCGATCACCGGCAAGGCCTGCAGCTTCGATCGCACTCCAGCTTGGCTTCGCGCGAGCATCTATCCATTCGAGAGCGTCGTACGCGTCTTGATCATTGGCCGTCAGCGACCCGAAATATTCGGCGGCCGGAACGAGGTGGTCGAGGGCAAGAGAAATATCCATGGCAAACCTCAATCGAGCTTGGTGACTTTGACAATCGTGAAGGTTTCGACGCCGTTGGCGGCGCCGACGCCGAAGTCGGCGGCAGCGCCGAAGCCGACGCCGGTTGTCGAGTTGGTGACCGCGCAGATGTGCTGGATTTCGAACTGCTTGGCTGCAGCAAGCGTCACGACGATGGCGACCTGAGAGCGGGTCTGGACAAGGTCGGTGGTCGCCGGCGCGGTCGTGTTCTCACCGGTGCCGTATGCGGCGGCCGCAGCGTCAGTGACGTTGTAGATACGGGCCTTGTGCGGATCGACCTGATGGGCGGGCACCGACGCCTCGATCAGCCACTTGCCGGCGGCGAGCGTGAAGCGATTGCTGGCGAGCGTGACCTTGCCGGCCGCGACCATGCCGCTCGGATCGGATACGACCGTGTTGAGGTCGCGGGTGCGCCATGCCCCGGCCACGAAGTTTCCGCCAGGCGTTGTCGCCGGCTTCTGATCGGCAATGAGAACGAAACTCTGGGCATGATTGACGATCGCGGCTAAAGAGCTGGCAGAGATCGCATTGAGGTGAATGCCAAGCGCTGTAAAGAGCTGGGTCCAATCCGCATCATCGGGCACTAGGCCGGCCTCGGTGACGACCTTCAGGATTTCTTCCTGGATCATGTTGCACCAGAGCGCGGTTACCTCGGTTCCTTCGACGCCCGCGCCAAGGTTCTCGTCACGGAAGCCGCGCCGACCGCCGCCAATATCTGTCGTTCCCGCACCGTTAATGCGATCCATCAGGCCTCTCCATAGGCGAAAGTGATTTGGGTATGGGCAGGCTTGACGCGCCGAAGACCGCACTCGATCGACGACACCTGGAAGCTGCCAAGGCTTTGTCCGGCACGGCCAAGGCCGGCCTTGAAATTGGCAACGGTCACGAGGCCGGGAATGTGGACACGGAAGACGAACTGACATCCTTCCGCCCGCAGCGGCTGGCCGGCTCTCAAGACGCCGGCGCGCGATGGCCAGAATTCCTCGATCGTAATGGTGACGCCAAGCTTGGCGGCGAGCTGCACCAGATAGGGGATCGATTGCCCGCCGGTGGCGGTCCAGCGCTGATGCGCGAGACGCTGGCGATCGCCGACCGACAGCCCGCCGAGATCCCGGCCACAGGGATCGGGACCAAGCACGCGCTCGAAATCGGCAAGGAAATTGTAGGCAGCGCGCGGATCGACCTCGATCATCATCGCTTCGGCGCCGGCCTCGATGTCGGCGATCGGCGTGGCGGCCGCCTCAAGAACGGCGTCCAGATTGCCGCCTCTCAAACCGAGGCCAATGCCAGTCGGGAGCTTCGAAATCAGGCTTTGAAGGATCGTTGAAACCAGCCGGGCCATCAAGGATCCTCGAAGGTGATGGGGCCTGCGACCGGATATTCCGTTGGCTCAAGAGTGAAAGGTGCCGCCGGCAGGATCAGGTCATGGGCATATTCGCCGGATGCGGCCGAGATCGCCTCGGAGATCCGCGACGGTTCGATCAGGGCGCCGATCGGGCTTGCATTCTCCTCGTCATCCTCATCGCCGATCGTCGCGACAAAGCGCAGCCAGGCGTCCGTCACGGCAGCGCGGGTGACGACTGTATCAGGCCGCAGGCGAACGGTGATCGCCAGCGTGCTGAGAATACCGGGCACGACGATAGCGCGTGCTGTCACCGGTCGAACGCCGGTCTGGCTGCCAATGCTACCGAGATACTCCTCAATAACATCGATCTCGGCCAACGACGGCACACGCGCGGTTCCGTCGTCATTCTTCATGATGACGACGACGCCGACCGAACCGCGTCCAATCCAACCTTCGATAACTGCGACCGCCTTCACGGACGCGACCTCGCCCACCCATGTCGGATAGTCGAAGGCAGCGCCACCGTGTGGCGGCTGTCTGATGCGCTCCAGTGTCGCCACCTGGATCTCAGTCGGCGACTGTTCGTCGGCGCCACCGGCAAAGGCAGTGGAAACCGTGGCTTTCGAGATCTCCGGAAAAGGCGTGACGACGGTGAGCTGCACGCCGCTTTCGAGATTGCCTGCAGTGCCGGCGGCGATCGCGGCGGCCGGCACGGTCACCGTCCCGCCGACGCCGATCACTGTCACGGCCGTCGTCTCGTAGATGACCGCGTTCGATGCGGAGAACTGCAGACCGGAAGGTAGCGCCGTTCCGGCCAACCCCTCGACGAGGAGGCTGCCAACGGCCTTGATGGCGCCGCGTTGCTCGATCCCCCAAATGCCGGCATGCCGAAGAATGTATTCCTCTTCGGCGGTATCCGGAAAATATTGCTTGCCCCACCAGGCCAGATGATCATGAGCCTCGCGAAGCTCCAGCGAGAATGCGCGGCCGATCTGGGCGAGGACGCCGCGCGCCGATCGGACGGCGCGGGAAACGGCCGAGGCATCCGCGTCCGGACGCAGACGCAAAATGCCGGCCTCAAGCGAACCGGCGATCTTGGCGGCGATGGTCTTTGCTGTCGGGATCGGCCAAGGCATGTCAGACCTCCACGCGGCGGGAGAGCATGACGCTTTCGTCCTGCACCTGGACGCGGTAGCCGAGCACACCTGCACGCAGCCATTCAACTTCGATTTCGGCGGGCTGGCCCGTCTCGTCTTTCGCCCATTCGAGGCTTTCTCGTAGCCAGAATTCGCAGAGCTGGCGCGTCGTCTCGGTCTGCTTGGCGCGGTCGAGCAACCAGGCGCGGGTACCGGTCATGTCGCCGTAGGGATCGAGCGCATCGCCGGCGCAGCCGCGACGTTCGGAATAGGACGCCGGCGCCAGGAACTGAGAACGGCCTTCCGGCAAGGGATCGTCCGACGCAGCGCGCCGGTCGAGGCCGACAGACATGAGGATGGCGGGAATGGGGGTTTCGTCGATCGCCAAATCGAAATCGGCGCCGAGGACCAGGTCACAACGGCGCGCGTCACTGTCATATCTAAGAGCGAGATCGAGAAACATGGGCGCACGCTATCGCGCGCGCGCGGCTTTGATCATGCCCGCCTCGGCGGGCCTGTATCAGTTCGACGGAACGTCGGTATCGTCTCCGCCAGCAATGACGCCGCCGTGGATATGCGTGTCGCCGATGTTCTTGCCGTTGTGCTTGACGTGGCCGCCGGTGATGTCAACGCCATCGGCCGTGACGGTGAACGTCACCCCGCCGATCTTGACCGAGACGGATTCGCCCGCCTGCAGCTCGATCGTGCCGCCGTCAGAAATCACCACCCTGTCGCCGTGCTGGCCGTAGAGGCCGACGTCGCCTTCACCAAGCTTTCCAAGCCGCTTCGAAGGGTTGGCGACAGGCAACACGACCAGGTCGCTTTCGTCGGAACCGACTGCCAGGACAACTGCCAGGGCGCCGTCCTCGGGAGTATGTGATGCAAAGCCGTAGGGCTGCAGGATCTCGACGTCGTCGCGCCAGACGCCCTCAGCGACTTCGACGGATGCCGTCTGCGTCTGACCATCATCCTTGATGTTCTTCAGCGTCGAGCGCCGGACGATGCCGCGAATCTTGCCTGCGGTTTCGTTGTCCATCAGAGCCCCCGCGCAGTGCCGTCGAGATTACCCGACGCCTTCTTGCGTCGCGTGCGGTTGGTCCGCCGCTTGCCGGTCGGCTCGGCGTCGAAGGCCTCCGGGCTCGTCACTGTCAGCTCGGTCACGTCGCCGCTCTCGTCGGAGCGGTTCGTCACTCTGACGATCAGCATATCGCGCTCGATGTCCTGGAACGCGTCGGAAACATAGGTGACCTCATTGACGCGCCAGAGCTTGCCATCAACGCCAAACCCCTTGACGGTATAGGTCACCTCTTCGCTTTCACCGCGCGCCGTACGCATGCGCCAATCAGCCTCGTCCTGGGCGGCCGTCGCATCGGCCTTGCTGCGCGCCAGATGGACAATCGGGCGATGGCGCGTGATCTCGTCATCGGTCGCGATGCCGGTCGCCGCTGTGCCCTTACGCTCGATCTCGGTCGCGCCGCTCGATGCCTGGCGATCGCCGGCCGCGAGCGGCGCGGCCGTCTTGTCGAGGGCCGCAGATCCGGAGCGGCTCTTGCCGGCCTTTTCGCCTTGCCCGCGCACGTAAGTCTTGGAGTGCCGGCGCTGGTGACTGTAGCTGCCAGACGATCTGAGGACGTTGCCCGGCAGCCGAAGATCAGCCGGCGCCCGCGTCTTGCCAGTCCGGGTGATGACGACATTGCCGACGCCATCGGAGAGGATCAGAGCGTGACGCGAACGAGCGCCTTTCTCGATCGCGGAAAAAGCCGTTTCAGAAAGATCGAGACCGTAGCGCGTGAAGGGCTCGCCGGTATCGATCTCACTGCGGACGCCAAGGCCGAAGGGCTCGGCAATGCGCTTGGCCGCGTCTTCAAGCTTGACGTTGCGAAACTCCGATGGCCCATCGGTCAAGGCGGCGCAATCGACCAGATCGCCGGTCTTGTCGCGCCCCGCGATCTGGACGCTGGCCGAACCCTCGCCGATGTCAGGCGCAACATCCTCAATGAAGCCCTTCAGCACCACTGTGCCATTGATCAGAACATCGCAAGCCGGACCCGGACGAATGTCGGTGATCGCTCCACCACTGGCAAAGTCGAAGGTCTGAAGCGAACGCTTGGTGTCGCGCAGCACGAAATTGTACGAGCCGGAAAAGTCCTTCAGGTCGCGCGTCACCTCGGCGGAGGTCCACTGATCGTACAGCTTGCCGGCGACACGCAGCGAAATACCCGGCGTCCTCATCAGCGCAGCACCTCGACGCCGCCGGCCGGCAAGGCCGATGGATGGCGCGGCCGGTTTCTGGCGATAATGTCGCGATAGCCCGCCTCGATCAGCTGCGGCGTGTCGCCGAAGACGTGCTGGGCAAGTAGCCAGGCGTCAAGAGGGCGATCGTTCCTGAAGACGATGACGGCTGGCAGTCGGCCGATCGTCTCGTTGATATCGGCGATCAATGCCGCCTGCAGGTCGCGCGCTGCGCGCCGCAGCGTGGCACTCTGGACATCGAAAGCCGAGCCGGAAAAGGTTTCAAGCGTGTCGGTTAGCGTGTCGATCGCCACCGTGGCCCGTGTCCGGAAGGCTTGGGCTTCCTGCCGCGAGGCATAATCCGCAAAGGTCGACCGGCTGGCCGTCGCGGCCAAGAACTGCGACGCAGCCGATAGCAGGAGTGCGCGATCGGCGTCTGCAGGCGCGTCTGCAACAGTGCCGGCGAGCTGCTCGCCAACACTGATGCCGAGATCCATCAGCGCAAGCGAACTTGCCTGTTCGGTAAGGGCAGCGCTTGCGGCAGGTGAGACGGCCGGCGTCTCGGCATATTCGCTGATGATCGACGCGGCTGACTGCACCAGGCTGTCCAGCGCAGATGGATCGGCAGGCCTGGCCGCTGCGATGGCGGCCTTGATGCGTGGCAACGCCCTGGCCGATCCGGCCGGCGCTGTCACGGCAGCGGCAGTCGACGTGAGCACTCGATAGGAACGGGCAACCGCCTTGTTGCGCGTTGCCGACAGGATCGAAGAGACGCCGGCGGCTAGCAAGGTCGCTGCGCCCGAGACCGATGCGATGGCATCAGACAGGCCACTGATTCCGGCAAGGATCTGCGATGCGGAAGCCTTGATCCTCTTGAAGGTCGCCGTGAAACGGAGAACGCGGAGCTCCCGATCGGAGAAATAGATCTGCGCCGGCTCCTCGACGATGACGGTCATCGGGCCGAGCCAGGGATGGATCAGCGTTCCGGGTCCCGCCGTCTCGAATGCCGCTTCGAGTGCTGCCGCCTGGGCGCGATAGTCATCCCCGACGATCAGGGCACTCAGCGAGATCACGCCAGGCGCACGGCCGAAATCGTCATAGGCGGCGAGATCGACGCCAGGGAAGAGATATTCGACGACGCGGCGGCCGACGTCGCTCGACGCGTCGGGCACGTGGAAGGTGATGCCACGAAAGCTACCGGGCAGCAGACCGGGAAGAACCCACGAAATGCTATCGAACTGCATTATGGTCTCCCGACAGAACGGCCGGTGTTTGCCTTCAGCGGGACAGATGGATTGTCGCTCTTGACGCCCACTACCTCGCCCGGTCCCTTTACGTTGATGTCAATCTGACCTGTGACTTTTTGTTGCGCCGGAGCGACCGCAGCCGCAGGCCGATTGTTGTTGGCGGGCATCTGCGGAAGCGGAGCAAGCATGTCATCTAGTGCCGGGCCACGGCCGCCGTCCGGATCAGTTGCCGAGCCTGCAGTGGTGCCGTTCGGTAGCTTATCTCCCGGCGCGTAGCTGTTGCCCTGGAAGTACGACATGGCGGCTTTCACCGCATTGATTGCGGCTGCCAACGAGTTCCAAGCATCAGCGATCCCGGTTGGCATCAGCTTCTGCCAGTCGATGCCGGCATTGACCTTCTCGACAAGGCTAGCAAGGCGATTGACGAGCGTCTCGATATCCTTCGCCACCTGCCCGAGAACCCGGAGGAGTTCGCCCGTAATGCTTCCTGCGAGGTCACCAAGCCACTTCGGCAACCAGTCGAGTTTGCCCGCGTCGAAGCCGATCATCTTGCCAATCGCGGTGGCAAGCCGGTCGAAACCGGAGGCGATGCCAGCAATAGAGTTAACCGTCCCGCCGAGCTGCTTGCCGATCTCGCCGAGGTGCGGTGCGAAGCCGGAGCCGAAATCGCGCAACGCCTCCCAGCCGACCTTGATGCGTTCAAGCGTGGCATCGAGCACCTTGAAAGCCTGAAGCTTGGCATCGTCGATCGTAAGGCCGGATAGGTCGAGCTTGAAATCGAGGCTCTTGCGGAAGCTCTCAAAGAAGGGCTGAAGGTTCTTCAAACCGGCCTGAACGTCGGTCCAGGCGCTTTCGAAACCTCTCCGGACCATCGGCGCATAACGCGTGTAGATCTCGCGACCGGCGTCGATGATCCGGCGGCTGCGATCGCGCACGCCATCGGCGAGCTGGAAGAACCCGGTCTTAGCCCGGTCCCAGAGGCGGGTCAGGCGCGGGCCGTAGCTTGACCAGTTGCGGTAGACATAGACGGCGCCAGCGGCGATCGCTGCGAGCGCCAGGCCGACGGGCGAGATCAGTGCTGCGACGGCCGACAGGCCCGTTGCGATGATGGGCAGCACGACGCCGAGCGCGCCGAGGCCAGCCACGACAAGCACTGCAGCACCGGCCCACGCGAGGCTCTGTTTCACCATGCCGCCGGTCGAAGCATCGAGATCTCGAAGCCACTTCAAAGCCTCTATGAGGCCGTCGTTAATCATCGGCAGCCAGGTGCCGAAGGCGAGGCCGACTTCGCGCCAGGCCTGCGTTCCGATTTCACCGAAGATGGTGAGCTGCGTATTCAGGCTCTGCATCTGCGTAGCAAAGTCGGCATCGCTCATTGCGCCGGTTGCTTCGGCCACCCGATCGCGGATGCGCTTGTATTCGTCGATGTTGCCGAGCATGGGAATGAGGAAGCCCATCACCTGCATATCGGAGAAGAGGCCGCCGAGCGCGCCGGCGCCGTGGATCGCCTCGAGCTGTGTGCGGACCTGCTCGAGCGCGTCGGCGCCCTCAAGGCCACCGGCCTTGGCCTTTTTCATCAGGCCGTCAATTTCCTTGCCGGAGATCCCCGTCAGCGTCGAGATCTTCTGGATGACGGCCTCGATCGGGTTGATGCCCTTCGTCACTGCGTCCTGCATGACGCCCTGGATATCGACGCCCATCTTTTCGAAGTTGCGCACCGTCTCCGGCGCCGTGATCTTCGACAGGAAATTGTTGAGGTTGTTCGCCGCCTCGGCAGGGTCGGCGGTTCCCTTCTTAGCGATCTGCAGCATGGCGGCAAGCTGTGTCGCCGCCGTCCGCCCGGTGATACCGAGCTTTGCCATCTGACCTGTCAAGCCTGGGAAAGACTTCGCCATGTCCTTCAGCTCGAAAGAGCCTTCCTTGCCGGCGACGATGAGGCCGGCCATGGTGGCGTCGAGCTGGTCGGCCGGAAGCTTCAGCGTCTGCAAGAGCGAGACGGCAACGCCGGCCATGTCGTCGAACTCGGCATTCGCAGCCTTTGTGGCGCGGCCGATGCTTTTGAGGGAATTGTTGACGAGCTGCTCATCGAGGCCGGCGGCAATCATCTTGCCGGAGCCCTTGGCGATCGTGTCGGACGTCTGCCCGACTGCCAGCGCCAGGCCCTCGAAACGCCCCTTCAATTGATCGACCATCAAATAGGCTTGTGCGCCTGTCTTGTTCGACGTTCCGGCAATGTCGATGAGCTGCTGTTGGAACGCAGCCGCCTCCTTCATCGGCTGCATGAAGGAGATGGCGGCAAGGGCCGTGCCGACCAGGCCGATTTTCTTGGCCGTGTCGACGACGCCCTGGAGACTGCGGCGCAGGCCACGTAGTGGCGAGGACAGAAGGTCCTTCAGTCGGACCAGAACGTCCAGCGCCATCGACCTTGCCATGTCAGTCTCCCAGGGTCTTGGCGTATGTCCGCCATTCCATCACGCAGTCCCACCAGAAAGTGAGAGTTTCGGCGTCGAAGCCGTCAATCTCCGACGCCGAGAGCGAGGTGCCGTCAGCAAGGGCGCCGACCATCACCCGCCAGTTTTGGGGCCATTGCTGACGAAAAAATTGATCACGCGGCCGGCCCGAGCGATGTCGGACAGGTCCATCTTGTCGTAGAGCGCATTCATGATCGCCTGGTTGTGGCGGGTCGATCGCGCGAACGACACTGCGATCTGGTGTTCGTCGCTTACCGCGCCGATCGCGCGCTGATCGCCACCATTGAGGCGATGGAAGATCAGCTCGGCGAAGACGCGCTCCTTGATCTTGTCATCCTTCTTGGTGCGAAGGGTCACGCTGTAGCGCAAGGGCAGCGTCACGGAGCCGTCCGAATTGCGCACGGCATCCTCTGGCAGCCGATCGAGCGGATTGACGTCTTCGTCGATGACATCGGCGTCCGCCTTGCCCTCGATCGCGACGGGCCGGTCGAGATCCACCACGGTCTCTGCCGTTCTGCCGGCATCCTCATCAAGATCGATGACGACAGTGCTTGTTTTGCTGAGAGCGGCCGTCATGCCAGCACCTCGTCAGGCTGAGGGCCTGCCCATTTGAGTTCGATCTTGCCGCCTTCACCCCCGGTGATCTCGGGGATGTCGGTCAGGAAGGCTTCGCCGAAGACGAAGGTCTGCCCGGTGTCACAGACCACCTGCAGTTCGCCTTCGCTGGCATCCCAGAGGTTGCCCCAGCGTTGGCCGGCTTCGAGATTGGTCGTTGCCGTCACCTCGGAGGCCTCGAATTCCTGCGCACGACCGACTTTGCGGCCATAGGTGACGGCATTGTTCTTGATGCCGCCGACCTTGATCTTGGCGCCTTTTTCGACAGGGATATTTCGTCCGCGCCAGACGATATCCACAATGCCCAATACCTGAGCCATGGTTTGGTTCTCTCCTTACACCTGGAATTCAAGAGAGCCGGCGAGCACCATCAGGTTGCCGACGATCTTGATCTGTTGACGGCTTTCGAGCCGGTTCCTGTCGTCGGATGACCGCTGGAAGACGCTGGCCTTGACGGTCGCCTGAACATTCTCGATCCAGACTTTCTCGCCGTAGAGCTTGCAGCGCGCGCCCCAGGAGGCATGCATGCGGCGCGGAGTGACGACGGCGCTGCCGGCATCCTCGTCATCATCGAAGCGGCTGGCGAACGAGGCATCGCTTTCGTCATCGACCAGTTTGGAGCGCGGATACTGCAACGAGACGTAGGCGGCCCAGTCGTAGCGAATGCGCGACAGGGTCTTCGGCGTCATGATGTCCAGCCAGGCGCGATCGGCGATGCCAAGACTCGATGTCTTGTATGTCGTGATGATGCGCGAGATCACCGTCGATCCGTCCGACAGATGGTCGAAGGTGCAGATGCCCTTGTTCAAGAGCAGGTTTTGTTCGCTGTCGGTAAACTGGTCGGCCGGCGCCGGCGCCTCGACACCGGGCACCACGAGCGAGCGGAGCTGCCGGGCCGGATCATTGGTCAGATGGAAGGCGCAGAGACCGGCGACAGCGGCCGACAGAACCCAAGGGCTGGTCGGCGAGCGGTTGAGGCCCATGGCTGTCAGGTTCGGCGAATTCGTGAGCATGCCGAAAGTTCCGAGGCCGCCATAAGTGCCGCGCTTAGCAACGAAGCCATGGACATCAAGCTTCGACGTCGCCTGATACCGGACGCGCAGCCACTCGGCGAAGGCCGCCATGTTCGTGGCATCAGCCCAGGGAACGATAACATCGGTGAACCAGGTGTTCGCCAGGACATCAAGAACGGTCTGCAGCACCGGGTTGCCGGCACCGTTCGCCATGTCGACGACAGTGATGGTTAAACCGGACGGGACCGGAGACGCAGCCGCATCGACGCGCAGATCGATGCCGTTGCCGAGGTCGCCGCCATTGCGCGCGGTGCAGGTGACGACGCCGAGTGCCGAGGTCGCCGTGACGACGTTGGCAGTGTCGGCGTTGATAGCGGCCGCAAGCGCCGTCGCCATCACGGTGACCGTGTCGGCCGGATTCGCGGTGAAGCGGATTGCGCGGCCGGCGATTTTGAAGCGCAGCACGGTCGCCTGAGTGACGGCGCCTGCAAAGGTGATCGTGCCGCTGGCCTTGACGGCCCCCCCGGCATCCGCCGCTGCCGTTACGAAGAGTGGTGACGTCCCGTTGGCTTTGCGGAAAGCCGCAACCTGTTCAGCGCCGATCGAGCCGAGACCGAAGAGCGCAATGCCTTCCTCGGCGCGGGTGACTTCGACGATCTGGCCAGGCTGCAGCGAGCCGGTCGCCAGCTTGTGGCCGACAAGCAGAACTTTGGTCGGATACGGCAGGACGCCGACATTGGCATAGTTCGCCTTGACCTCAAGAAGGGTCGCCGGCTCAAGCCAATCATAGGGGATTTCATTGAAGTCCATGGCTTACTTCTCTCCGTTGGACCGGCGCGAGCGCGGCGGTGTTTTGGTTTCTGTGGCGCCGTCAGGCTGCTCGATCTCGGGCGCCTCGCCTTCCGGGACAATCAGTTGCTCGCCTTCCGTCTGAGCGCTTGCAGATGCCTCGACAGGTCTTTCGGCCTCGACCAGGTCTCCGCAGGCGATGCGACGGCGGACGAACAACGTGTTCGGCGCGTCCATGCCGTCGACCGGCCACGGCGTGCCGTCCTCCTGGTCGACGGTGCAGCCCTCGGCGGGCCGTAAAAATCCAAGCATGGCTTACTCCTGGGATAGCTCGGTTAGGTCGGTGGCGACGGTGGTGTCCGGATCTTCGGCAAAGGCCCAGGACACGCCGATCTGTTGGAGATCGTCGACCGTCACCAGCTGGAAGGCGGCCGGACTGATCTGGAAGGCGACGTTGAAATCGATCTGGGAGATCACGACGTTGTCGTCAGTCCAGCCATCGGCGATCACGCTGTTGGCGCTGGTGACCGTCGCGATGCCGACGCCGGGGATCTCGGCTGCCTGAAGCAGCGCCACCGCGACGTCGAGCATGGCGTCGAGACCAATGCCGCGTCTGTCACCTTTGAAGCGGGTTTCAAGGCCGTTCGAAGCCTTGAAAACGAGGACGAGCCGCCAGAGCATGACGCCCTTCAAAATGCGGCCGCTTGCCGGGTCTGGCTTCATGCCGGTCCAGGCCAGCCCGATAAAGGGCGCCTGTTTGACCAGACGCTCGAATTCCTTGATCGTCAGCGTCTGTGGGATGCGCTCAATGCTGAAATCTTTGGCGGGAAAGGCAAGCCGCAGCCGATCGACGATCGGCGGCTCCATCTTGCGGATCGGTGCGTAAGCGAGATCCATCACCAGCCCCGCAACGTGTCTGAGGTCATGATGCGCGGCCGATCGGACATGCGCGGGCCGGAATTGACGGCCGGGCCGGCAGGCTCTGCAGCGGGAATGTCGAGATTGACCAACTCCTTGGCGATGCTCTCCAGCCAGGTGATGATGTCCTTGCGGCCCTTCGACATTTCCTCGCTCGGGTCCATGTTCTCGCCCTGGGCGAGGTCGTAGCGGGCAAGGACACAGGCGGCGCGTACAATCTCCGGCGGCGGTACCGCGATCGGTACGAAATAGCGGCCACGGATATAGCCGTCGATCAGCGCTCCAGCGTCAGCGAGCGCGGTATTGACCTTGTCTTCGTCAACCGTCTCGGCCGTGCGATCTTCCGGCCGGGAAAGCCGGATGATCTGCGTCTCACCGAAGCGGGCGATCATGTCGGAAACGGTTGCGTACATAATGAAGGGTCTCTGCTTTTGGTTGGGAAGGAGACCGGCTGGAAAGCCAGCCTCCGAAGTCAAAGGTCATCCGGAAGTCGGATCAGCATCGCCATCGGGTTTCGATGAAGTTGAGGCCATGCGTCTGGTAGCTCTCGGCATATTCCCGCTTCAGCGGGTGAAGCAGGGCGAAGGCAATCACCGAAGCCGCGCCGGCGCGATCGGCAAGCTGCTCGACCTCAGCGGCCGGCAGGACGTCGAAGACGATGACGGAGAGATCGAGCGGCTGCTCGAACTTCATGACGTAGCTCTTGCCGATCGGCATGACCTCGGCCGCCGAGGCCGGGATCTGCATCAGGAAAAAGCTCATCAGGCCCGCCACGACGGCAAGGCTGCCGATACCGGTGAGGATGCCGAAGGGATTACTTCGAATGGAGTAGAACGAACGCATCAAAGACCTTTCTTGGGTTTCAGGCTTGTGGTGCCGCTGTTCCCGCCGGCGCATTGCTGCGTCCTGGTCCGGTCGGAGGGCTTCGGATCGGTCCGGCTAAAGTTGCCGGATCGATCTCTCGCGGCGCTCCCGCTCTGGATGGTCGCCGTGGCGGCCTGGCCGGATTACCAGGCCGCCCGGTTGGTCCGCCTTGGGTGGCTTATTTGTCAGCCGTCGCCTTCTTTTTGGCGTCGGCAAGCTGCTTTTCGAGATTGGTGATCTTGTCGTTCGCGACCACCAGGCCCTTGCCGGCCTTGTCCATCGCGTTGTCGTGCTCGGCCTTCAGCTGTGCCGTCTTCTCGGCGACGGCATCCTTCACGGCGTTTGCGAAGCCCGCTTCCAGGTTGGCCTTCAGCGCATCGACCTGGCGCGCGACCTCGGCATCGACCGCCAACCGAAAATCGATGTCCGTCATCACGTTCTCAGCGGTCTCATCGACGACACGCACGGTGAAGGCCGGGTCGGCGTCGAAGCGTTCAAGCTCCGTCTCGCTCCAGCGATCGGCGTCGTAGAACGCGCTGGCCGGATGTTCGATGCCGTTGCGGCGCATGCCCGGCGAACTGCAAATGATCTGCACTTTCGTCATGTTCTCTGTCCTTTCGGGTTTCGGGAAAGCGGTCGCCGATCGGCCGTTTTTCAGAAACCCGTCGCCGGCTGGGAGGAGGAGTGCCGGCGACGGTTTCGGCGGGCGAGAGTGCCCACCGCTCCGGAGATCATCCGAGGTACGGGATCACAACGACTTCGGCAGTCTTGGCCCAGACGTTGCTCTCGCCACCGTTCACCAGTTCGGCATTGAGGATCTGGCGGGCAGTTCCTTCGAGTGCCGGCGGTACGCAAAGCTTGGTCGGGCGAATGTTGATGATCTCGCCGCTGCGCTTGCGGATCGACTGCATGGCGGTGCGCGCCAGGGCGTAGTTTGCAGCGTTCAGCGTTGCCTTCGACTTGTAGGCGAGTTGCCAGAGACCGAGGCCGGCGTTGCAGCGGCCGTCGACGCCCCAGACGAATTTGCCCTGGTAGAAGACGTTCGGATCGTCGGGGTTCTGCAACGCCGTCAGGACGAACTTCTTCCGGCTCTGGAACACGAATGGCTTCATCGCCTGCGTGTCGTCGATCAGATACCAGGCCGGGCCAGCGCCGTCCGTGAAGTTGACGACCGAGGTCGCGCCGCCATTCTCGTCATAGCCTGGATGGTCGGTGTCGAAGAAATACTGGCCGTCATAGCTCTTGACGGTATCGGCCTTTTTCATCAGCGGGAAAACGAGCTGGTCGGGAAACTCCGCCGCGTCCTGGCCGATCTGGCTGGCAACGGGCGTGAAGATGCCGATCTGATCATCCTCGATCTGCGAGCGCTTGATCGAGATCGTCTTCTCGAATTCGCGGTTGCGGATGATGTAGGTCTGCGCCGACAGGTCATGGACGACGCGATCGCCGATCCATTCGCGCATGCCCGGCAGATCGTCGAGGCGCGGATATTCGTTCATCGCGGTGGTCGAAGGCACCGTCATCGCAACGGTGGTATAGAACGTCTGCACCGAGGCGAACCGCATGTTGTAGGCGGTCGAAAGGCCGGTATAGACGCCCCGAAGGGTATTCGAGTTGATATCCACGGTCGCTCCTTAGAGAGTTTTCAGCCAGACGCCGTCCGCGTCGATGGCGTCGATGGTGCCGATCTGAAGCAGCGCGCCGGCCGTCAGGGTGAAGGTGTCGTCGGCGCTGGCGTAGACAGCAGCGCCGATGTTGGCGACGGTGGCGCCGGCAAGCGGGATGATCCGCACGTCCTTCTCGATCTTGACGTACTGATCGCCGGTCGCGCCGGCGGTGTTGTCGATCCGCTCTTCAGCAAAGCCGATGAGCTTGACGGCGCTGGCGTGAGCGGCTGGAACCGCTTCCTTGTTGGCGGTGATGCCAACGGCAGCGCCGCCGTAGATCAGAACGCCGGCGAGGACCGGATAGCCATAGGCGCGACCTGGGCCGGGCTTCTTCTTCGCGCGAATGTCATTCGTCGCCGTCATGTCAGTTGCCCTTTCCGTGCAGCGCCTTTGCCGTGTCGGCATAGGCCTTGGGGTCGATGCCCATCATCGCCATGACCTTGTCGTCTTCGGCGGTGAGCGCATTCTGGTCAGCTCCAGGCTGTTTGCGGTTGCCGAGGCCGCCAGCATTGAGCGACGGCATCAGCTTGATTTCGTTCTCGACCTCGGTCGGGTTCTTCATGTGGCGGGCGATCATGTGATCGCGCAGCGCCGGCACGATCTTGCCGGTCTGGATGGCGCCGTCGATCGCGGTGGTGGCCTTGTCCTGGGCGGTGGAGGTTGCCAGCGTCGTCAGCTGGGCCTGCATCGAGACGAGCTGCGTCTTCAGCTCGGCGTTTTCAGCATCGGTCGCCGATGCCTTGCCGCGCGAGTGAATTACGGTGACCAGGGCGTCCGGAGCCGTTTCCTTAGCGACACCGGCCGCCTCGGCGATGCGGGACATCAGAGTGGCGTGCGCCGTCTGTGCGGTGTGAGATGCCGTGACAGCCGCCATGACGGTGGCCTCATCGGCAGTCTCGGGAAGGCCAAGAGCCTTCCGCAGCTGTTCGAGCATTGCATTCTCCTCTTGAGAGTGAAGGGATTTCAGGTCGGAAATATTAGGATCGTTGGTCAGCGAGACGCGGGCGACCTTCACGATGCGGTAGGGCTTTTGCAGAGTGTGCATCAGGACAGGCGACAGGAAGCCATAGGCCTTGGTCTTCACCAATTGCTCGCCTTCTGGCGTCCATTCGACCTTGCCATAGAGGCCATCGTCGCGCTTCTGCATCTCGACGATCCAGCCGCGCGCCGGCGCTGAATGACCTAGCTTGGCAGCGAGATCGGTTGAGTGGTTTTCGTCAACAGCGAGTTTGAGACCTTCGCTATTGAAGGTCTTGATCAGCGCATCCATATCGGGCGCCGCCCACGGCCCACGGCCATCGACACCCTTGAACTCGCCAGCAGGCAGAAGGTGCAGCCATTCCGGCGCGGTCGCGTCGGCATGGTTCAAGGCCCGGATAATGGAGTTGATCGCTTTTTCCATGGCATGAGATATGCCATGCCGCTGGAGCCCATATCATGCCCGCCACGGCGGGCATGTGCAGCTAATCAGCGATGAAGGGACGAGCTAGCGCCGGATCGAGTACCGGTCAACGAAGTCGAAGACGATTTCCGCGATCGACGTCTCGTCGTCATCCGATATACCGAGGAAGGGACGATCGGGCAAGGTCACGCTGTCGGTGACGACTAGGCGGCCGCCGATCCGGAAATAGAGATGGCTGGCGGTCTTCGGCTTGATCTCGGCGCCGAACTGATGGGCGCCGGCATAAATCGTATTCGTTCCGACGCGGACCTCATCACTCGACGGCTGCGAACTGATGCTGTCGCGCAGCCGGCCGCTCTCGGTCAGGATTCGGGAGTTGCGCTTGGCAGCGGCATATTCCGTATTGAGCGCCCGCCACGCCTGGCCGTCCGGATCGGTTTGGGTGACGAAGCGCATATGCGTCGATCCCACAAGCTCGACGCCGATTGCCGCCATGACCGGGCGGGTATCGCCCATGAGATGCTGCAGTTGCTCGAAGCCGCGCTGGACCTGGCGGTCCATGACCTGGACTGTGATGGATAGAGCTGCACCCGCCATTACGATCCCCGCTGCAGGCGATCAAGATGAAGACGACGGCGATCGCCGTCTTCGATGACGCGGACATCGGCAATCCATGGACCGTGTTCGCCGATATCACCCTTCAGCCGGAACTTGCCCTTGCCGCCTTTCTCGACCTTGCCGGACTGTGCAAGGCGGCGCGCGATCGTCGAATAACGGCCGGCATCGATGTCGTCACCGAGGTCCCTCACGGTCTCGGCAAGCAGCCGCAGTTCTGTTTTGGCCGGAATAGCGAGATCGGCTGCAACGCCCTCGCTGGTCACGCCGAGTGGCGTCCAGGCACCATCGGGCCATTTCCCACGTAGCGACGTTGCAATGAAGGCGGCGGCGTTCGCCTCATCGGCCGTGACCGGCGTCGGGCCAGGTGCTGTCTGATCGAGCCACGCCTTGCCGGGATTGTAGGCAAAGGACGGATCGACGCCGAGCGGCTGATCGGTGCCGAGCTGGTCGAGATCCGGAGCGCGATCGGGACCGCTTTTTCCGAGCCGTCGAAGACGAGTGCGAGAAACCGGCGTGACGAAGCAGCCGCACCCGAAACCATTCGGCGGATACGCCGTCTTCCAGAACAGATCGTCAGCGGCAAGGCAAATTCCATCCCAGGCCTTGTGCTGCAGACGAGGATGGACGGCGCCGGAATGGTGATACTGCCAATACGGAAAGGTCGCGAGCGTATCCGGCTCGGTCATCTGGGCATACCGGCCGGCGGCATAAGCGGTGCGCAGATTGGTTTCGAAGATTGTCCGCGTCCGCCAGCCGCGCTCCCCCTTGTAGCTCCAGCCGTGCGTCTTGACGATCCGGTTGAAGTCTTTGCGGAACTCGTCGAGCGTGGTGCCCTGCTCAAGAGCCTTGGCGATCGAACCCTTGAAGTCGTCGACGATCGCCTTGGAGTTTGCGCCGGCGACCATGAACATCTTTGAATGCGCCGCGTCCCAGACGTCGCGCCAGCTTTCTGTCGGAGTGCTGACCTTCTGCCGGAAAAAGGCGATCGCTTCATCAAAAGGCAGATCGACGGCCGAGAGTGTCGAAGCCATCCTGGCAATGACGCTCCGCATCGTTTTCAAAGTGGTTTCAAAGCCCGTGGACGCGTTTCGAAGGTTTTTTCGGATCACGGCAGCGGCAAGGCCGTCAGCGCGCGCCTGTGGGGCTCTAATCATGATTAGCCCTTCAGGTCATCGAGCAAGGCCGCTTGGCCAGCCAAATGGGCTAGTGCCATGCCCCTCGCCATCGCCTCGGCCAGATCGTCAGGCGACAACTCAAGTCGCGCCAGGCGCTCCGCTGCATCCCTGAGGTCGGATGCCTGCATAAGCGCCGTCCTCACCTCGTCGATCAAGCCGGCCATGGCGCCGGCCGCATCTCGCTCCAGCCTGTCGGTCAGTCCGTCAACCAGATCGTCGCTCGCAGATCGAGCGTGGGTCGACCGTTCAAACAGATGATTGAAGCTGCTATGAACGGTCTTCTCCGGACGGTCCTTCTTCGGCGGCGGCACGGCCGCAGGATCGGTGCCTGGCGTGGGTTCTGGCTTGCGGCCACCAACCAGGATGGCGCCGGCCTTCGGCGCCGGGATGCCCATGCGATCGCGCAGATAGCTTTCCTCGGCTGTCAGACCATGCAGAGCCAGCTTGTCGAAGGCCTCGGCAAATTCGCCGAGCGGGACTTCGTCCGGACGGCCGACGCGGACTTTTGGATAGTGATCCTGCGGCCCGAAATTGAAGGCGACGATGTTCGGGATAAGCTGCTTATTGAGCGTCGACGAAATGCACCTGGCATCAGCTCGCTCGATATCTTCCTGGACGAGGCGATGCTCTTTGCCGACCGCGTGGCCGCCCGCAATGGCATCCGTCGTCGCCGTCTGGCCGAGCACAAGCTTGGAAACCTGTCGGTCATGCCAGTCGGCCCGGCGCTCATACATATCCGTCGTCGTGCCCTTGGAGCCGACTTCCGTCAATTCGATCAGCATCTCGCGGGGAATGATTGCGGCGCAGTCGCCGGCGATGCTGCTGACAGCACGCCATAGAACGTCCTTCTCAGCCTCGGTGGCGCCGCGTCCATATTTGCCGATCCGGATCGGCTGGCCGAAATTCTGGCAGAAGATTGCCCAGTCCTTCACGGTGAAGGCTTTGAACATCCATGACCAACAGGCCACGCGGGCAATGCCGGCACGAATCGTCAGGCCGGACTTCTGCTTGTGGCGATGGGTGATGAACTTATGCGGCGGCAATTCTTCGCCGCTGACGCCCTCGCGCAGCAGCACGGTCTCGCCATCGTCGTAGTCGAAGGTGAACCAGCGCTGCGTCCGCCAGGCCAACTCACGCGGCAGCATATTGCCCAGGCGATACTGCCAGTCGATCTCCATGACGGAAAGACCCTTGCCGATCGCATCGAGCATGTCGAAAAGCGAGGCCTGCAGGATTTCGTCATCTAGCCACGACTGGACTAGGGAGGCATGCTTCTGGTGTTCGGCACTGTCGGACGCGGCCTTCACCGTGATCGGCAGCTGGGCCACCGATCGCTTGCGAGTGCCGAGCACGCCGGCATAGTGAAGATCGCGCTCTTCGATATCCTCGGCCAGTTCGAAGTAAGGCTCCGGCTCTCCGTTGGCGGCAGCCCGAAGAATGCTCGCGAGCTTCACCGGTGTCATGCCGTCCGCTGGATGGCCGGAATAGGGATTGCGAACACTCCCGATGCGCCCCTCGGCAACCTGCTCCATCAGTTCACGGCCGAGAACGACGCGGCCTAACCAGTCACGAAACGAAGCCATCAAAGCGATCCTCTCATATAAACATCGACCGACCGGCCGCGATCGTCGTCCCGCGCCGCCCTGCTCGGATGAACTTCCTGCAGCTTGCCACGGTCTCTTGCGGTCTCGTACACATAGGCGATGAAGTCCTGGCTGCTGGCGAAGAAGGCAAGGGCGCCGGCCGGCGCCGTGTCGCCGTGGCGGTCAAAACCGTCGACCCCCTTGCTGGAATGACCGTCCGGTACCTTGATGATGCCGTTCACATAGGCGAGCGCCTGGTGATCGGTCAGCACGTCGGCGTCAAACGGCAGCAACACCGTCTTGTCGGAGAACGCCTCGATGTAGGCCGGCATGTGCAGGCTGTACCATTTCGCAGAAAGCATTACCTCGACGATGCTTTCGCCCCAGCGCTGGCGGGCCTTTTCCGCCAGATACTGGCCGTTGCCGCGCGCATCGAGCGCGCCGCCCATCATCCTCGGAAGCCCATCGCCGATATAGAAGAGGATGTCTCGCTGCTGATCGAACGGAATATTCTTCAGCTCGACGACCATACGAGCGCGGCGCACGAGGTCGGCGCCGATCTCGAAGACGACAACCGCCGTCTTGTCCCCGCTGCGGGCGAAGTCCTCCCCGAAACAATGCTCACGCTTGGGATCAAGCGCCTTTAGAAGCGGCTTTAATATGCCTTCACAGAATTCCAGCGCCTGCTCTTCGCGCTCGAAATCGTCTTGGTTCTTGAAATCATCGGGGCGATCCCAGCGAACGACGGCCGGCAAGTCGCTCGACATGCAGCTCTCGATCAGAACGCGGGTCAAAGCCGAACCCTCGGCCTCGGCCGGGATGGCGTCCAACTCCTGTTTCATCTTTGCGGTACGCGTGCCGTAGGCGCTGCGGATCTCCGCTTCCCAGGCGTCCTGCTTCTCCTGGGACCATTCCTCTCCCTTGATCAGGCATACGCGCTTGTAGAGACCGTTCTCGACGGCGTCACCGAAGGAATATTTGTGGATCTTGAAGCCGTTCTTCCCGGCCTCGGCTTCCTTGATCAGTTCGTTGAACGGACTGCTGATGCCGTTGTGTGAGGAGATGATCCGGACTTTGCCGCCCCAGATCAGCAGGGCGCCGACCGCGTCGACGACGCCACGAACGTCACGATGAAACGCCGCTTCGTCGATGACGACGGTGCCTTGTAGACCGCGAATGTTTTCCGGGCGCGAGGACAGCGCCTCAATGCGGAAGCCGGACGCAAAGCGGATGATGTAGCTGGAGATCGCGTTTGTGGTGCCGTCTTCTCTCTGGTCGAAATAGATGCCGTCCTCGATCGTCAGCAGCTCCTTAGACACCGTCTTGGCGAAGTGGGCGGCATAGCCGATGAATTCGCGACCCTTCGGCTTGGTGTCAGGAATGTAGAAGACGTTCTGCCCACCGGCCGAACGTCTGGCGGCGGCGATCAGTGTGCAGTCCAGAGCCTCGGCAAAGGTGATGCCCGTACGCCGGCCCTTGGCGCAGATCTTCAACGTGCTTTCGTCGGCGATCCAATCCGACTGATGCGCCATGAGAACGCCTTCGGCCAACGGATCGAGATCGTCGGGAATATCGCCGCCGCGCGGAAAGTCGTCTGGCAGTTTTTCGGGATCGCGCGACAGGACGGGCGGATCGACCCATTTGCCACGCGGCAGGCCGGGAAGTGCTTCAGCCACGATGCACCTCCATGACCCGAAGGCCGGTACCACGGCAGGCACTGCACTTGGCCTTGAGGTCATAGCTGATCGTTGCGATCGAGCCGTCCTTGCGGGTGGTGATACGCTTAATGCCGAGACCAACGCCCCGGCATCGCGAACACGCAGGTGATGTCGCGGCGATATCGGACATCAAATTTTTTCCTTTTTGGGGCGAACACCAAGGAAGTCGCGGCGAGCCCGCGCGATCGCTTCCTTCGAAATTCCGGGTTCCTTCGACAGAGTGTCCAGCGCGCGCTCGGCATTGGCTTTCATATGAGCCTCGGCCTTGCGGGCCTTATCCTCGGCCTCAAGCTTGAGACGACGGTTCGACGAGGACGCTTGCGCAGCTGCGGCAGAGCGCAGCGCGTTCGCCAGCTCCATCGCGCCCTTCGGACTGATGCCCGCTTCACCCGACGACTGCAGCACTTCGAAGATCAGCGTCTTGATCGCCTCGGCCGCGATCAGCGTCAGATCGTCGGAGCCGGCCGCATCCATCCGTTGGGAGAGCGTCTCGGCTATATCACGCGTCTGCTCCAGGCGGCGCGATAGCATCGCCAGCCGGATGGAATAGCGGTTGAAGGCAGAGAACGACGGAATGTCGAAGGCAAGGCCCAACTCGCCCTGCAGCGCGATCAGCTTCGTCTTGAACTCGGCGAAGATTTCGAGCTGGGTGCGATCGCGGCTCGCCAGTTCTTGCGCGGCCCAGCTGACGACGGGGTCGCATTCATCCGGCAACAGGTCGATAGCAGAGAGCTTTCCACGGCCTTTGGACATATCAAATTCCCGGCTGAATGGGTGACGGGCGCTTGATGCCATCAATAAAGTGCTCGCGCCGCAGATGACGCCAGCCGGCCGGCGTCAGGGTCGCGATCTTGACCGTGCCCGCATTCAGGACGGTAATGGCGCCCATGTTCGCCATCCAATCGAGCTGCTGATGGATCCACGGCCGGTCCTGGTAGATTGCAAACCGGTTCAGCGCCGGTTCCATCATGCTCGACGACAGGCTTTCGTTTGGCTGCTCTGCCATTTCCTTCAGGAGGATCAACCGACCTTCCTCCCGCTGCATGTTGGCGTAGTCGATACCGAGGCTCATGCTGCGTTCCTTGCCTGTTCGATAAGAACATCCTGAAGGCGCTCTCCGATCGCCTGGATGGGTTTGAGGCGCTCGTCCATTGCGGAGAACCGGCCGGCTAGTGTCGCGTCCTGGGCATCCAGCCGGCCCATGATCTGCGCCATGGTCATTTCGATGCGATGCGTCGTGTCGCGATCGGGCAGATGCTTCATGTCGCTCTCCAGCATCTGGACGCGGCGATCGTGCTCGATCAGCTTCTTTTCGTTGGCGTCGGTTTTGCTCTCAAGCTTCGAGATTTTATCGGCGAGCTGCTTTTCCCCAGAGCTGAAGAAGCTCTTCACCAGGGCGACGGCGTTCGCGGTATTGAGAAAGAGCGAGACGTACAGGACGATATCTTTGAGATCCATTAGCGGTTCCTACGCATGCGCTGCTCGGAGCGCGTCTGGCATGCAATGCACCGGGTGGCGGAAGGCATCGCCTCACGCCGCGCCGGCTCGATTTCCTTTTCACAGTCCTGGCAATCGGAACTGCCGTCGCGTTCCAGGGCGGCTTGCAAACGGCGAATGCCGGCCTGCCGTTCCTTTGCCGCCAATTCTTCGGCCTGGTCGTAATTCAGCTCGATGGTCACGGCGCGGCTCCATTCGCCGCATCGATCGCGGCAACGGCTGCGGCTCGGCGTCGATCGCAAGACCTGATCTCGAAGCGATCGGTTGCGGTCATCTCGAAAACCTGATCTTCGGGAGCCGTGTTCGTCGCAGGGTCTACGGCCGGCTTCGGCGCGAGAACGCATGGACGCCGCGCGTCAGGGGGAACGACGATCGGCGCCGGCGCCGGCATCACTGTGACCTCCTGGCGCTCAGTCTGGGAGCAAGCCGATGCGATCACCGCTGAGACCACAACGGCCGCCCTTGCCATCTCCCTTAGGAAGCTGCGCATTCTTCGTCCTCAAATCTGCAAGTGTCTGTTGGTCGGATCGGCTTTGCTCGGCCATGACCGCCTGGATTTTCACGACGGCGGCCGCCTGGTCGGCAGCCCGCTTGTTGGTGTCTGCGTTCGCCTTCTCGATCTTGGCTGTCCAGTAGGCGTCCCGCTCATTGCCCTTCAGCTCGACCGCGTCTTCGACCATTCCCCGGATCTCGCGAACGCCGAGATAGGCAGTGCCGAGAACCGCGATGATGAGGATCACAATGAGGATCAACCGGACCAGCGGCTTTGAAATCAGCGTGGTCACTGGACCTCCTCTGCATTCGCCGAAGTCGAGGCCATGATTGCGGCAGCGCGAAAATCTGAAGCACCGGAGAACCGGTGAACGCCAAGCATGCCGGCAATCAACAGGAAGGTGCTCGGCGTGATGACCGGCGCAAGCTGCACCGCCTCCGCCGAATGGTAGACTACGGCTGCGACCAGAATGAAGCCGTTCACCAGCCATGCCAGCCAAAACGACGCCCAAAGCTGGCGTCGTGACAGGCTGTAGCTGGGCTTGGAAGACCGGTGATCAGGCCTCATTGCGCGAGACCTCGCCATTCGCCTTCAACAGAACACAACCGCCTGCCGGCCGATCACCGGTTTTGGGCCAACGGATGGCAACACAGCGGCGCTTCAAGACTGGCGAGACTTTCACGCTATTGCCCTGGTTGCCGCCGAGCACGTGATAGCTGTCAGCATCCTCGCCGACGTAAAGCCCGACGTGACCACCACCTTCGCGGCTGAAGACAAGAAGAGAGCCAACGTTCGGCGCCGATTGATAGGCGCCGAAATCGGACCAAGCGAGCGCGGAAAGCGGATTGGACGGAAGGATTTCGTCGGGCAGCGTCGAGCCAAAGCAATGCGCCATGAACAAGCCGCACCACGGCGTGTCGTCATCCTTATAGAAGGATGCGATCCAGCCGCCGAGAGCCTTGGCCCAGCCGAGGATAGTGGAGCTGCTTTTCGCGCCGGGGATTTCCTTCAGGCCAATGAACCGGCGGGCCTCACGCATCCAAGCCGGCTCGACCGGCATAATGGCAACCACATTGTAAGAGGCGTGGCCGTTAGGGCTCGGATCTCTCCGCAGCTCGTTAATTGTGGCCTGGTCAGCGATGCCAGTAAGTGGAAGATCGAATGCCTGTTGAAACGCCTTCAAAGACGCAGTGACGCCACGCGCTCCGGCATCGCCCTGGGCGGCAACAGCAAAGCCGCGCACCTTCAGGCGCTCGGCCAACCAAATAGAGAAATCCATAGTCTGCCCTTTCGAGCGACCGGCTCCCACAGCCGATCGAATAAGGTGCAAACTAACATTGGGGGGAGTCACGGTTCATGCCCGCCGAGGCGGGCATCACTGCTAGAACATTTCGGTCTGTCGGGGGTCTTTGCGCCGGCGGATCTTCTCTCGATCTTTCGCGCGTCCGCGCTTGAAGATCTTCTCGACACCAGTCTCGGTCAAACCGAGCTTACGCGCTATGTCCCGGTTCGTCATCCCCGCTTCGCGATATCGCGTTGCACGAAGCTCACGGCCAAGCGGAACTCTTATATATGCGCATCGGTAGCGATTGGAAAGCCGGTGCACGATGTCATGTCCAAGGACTGCCGGCAGGTCAGATCGAAAGGGGTCGTCAGGGATGAACACACGCAAGCCAGCGAAGGCTTCGGTGAGGGCAAAAAAGCCATCCTCTCCGAGGACATCGAGAAGATCGGCCGTAAGTTCTTCGCTCATCGACTAACCTCACGCACGTTTACCTTCTTGGTAAAAGGAGTGTTGCGTCGATCGCTGGAAGCGTTAGGAATGCGGGAATTGTCAGGAGTTGCAAACCCATGAGAATTCCCGCTCTCGCCATCATCCTCACCGTCGTTATGCCGAGCCTCGCCTTTGCTGAGGACAAGGTTTCTACGCAATTGGGCGTGATCCTGGCCTCGGAGCAATTCTGCGGCTTTAAGTACGATCAGGCGGCGATAAGGGACTTCATCAACACATATGTCGCTGCAGATGATATGAACTTCCCCACGCGTCTGTCCGGCGAAACCAACCTGTCTGAGATCAATCAAAGGGGATACTCCCCCTCGCAGAAGACCGCCCGCTGCGCCCAGGTGGAACGCCTGGCAAAGCATTACAAGTTCATCAATTGAAGCGGTGACGCTGCTCATTTCCGTTTTCCAGTAAGCCTGCTCGACAGGCGAAGTTGCTCTTCGGTTAGACGCTTCAACTCGGCTTCAAGCTTCACTCGACGCTCAGAGCAGATGCGCATCTTGCCGATCCTTGCGATCAGCGATCGGCGCTCCGCGTCGAGCACGGCAATCTCGGTTTGCTCCGGCCAGGAGAACAACGGCAGTGCGTCTGTGGCCGGAGCGGCTTTCATGGCATCACCCGACCGGCTTCCAGAGGATCAGGCGCCCGGTGAAATCGACGACGCCAGGATGATGGCGCTGCCAGAAGATGCCCATGTTCTGACGGGCGCTCTTAGCGCTGCGGCCATTGTGCATCAGCTGCAGGTGGTCGGGGTGAAATCCATCCTTGCAGGCGAACTCCTCGACCTCGTCACGGTGCAACTGGATGCCGTTGACAACGATGCTCGCGATCAGCTCGTCGATCATATCGGAGAGTTTGATCTGCACCGGCAGGTTTGCGGTGCAGATCTGGTCGGCCACGATGCGGCGGCAATTGCGTGTGCGCATGCCCTGATAGAGCTGCACCATTTCACCCGCCTGCGCATGGCGCGCGCGGTCAGCCCGAACGGTCTGGCACTTGGTCATGTTCTCGATCTGCGGCGCGAAATAGGCCTTGAAGCTATACGCGACCATTTCGGGCCTCGCGTTCGCTGCGGTTGGCGCGGCTCTTCAGCGCGTAAAGCTCGTGATGAGCCATGCTCGCCCGCTGACGGACTTCATCAGGAACGGGCAGTCCAGCCGAGCGATAACGATAAGGCTCATTGTAGGCGCGTTTCAGGAGGCAGGCGCTTGAGCGCTCGTCGCAGTCTGGGAGAACACATTCGAAGCAGGGATGACCTTGCATCAAGCACCTGCCTTTCGGTCACGAATGCGCTTACCCAGCTCATTCATCACCGCCTGCCAGTCACGCCGGTCACACAGCTCGACCGTGGTATCGGTTAGTTGCAGCACCAGAGCATGAAACTCGCCGATGCTGTTTGCATTGGCATTGCCGCCAAGTTTCAGCCACTGAGCCCAGGCGACCCTGAAACCGTCAGCACGGGCGTAGTCCGACATGATCTCGGTATCCGACCAGTCGACGCCACCGATGCGCGCGATCCAGCTCTTCAGGGCCTCGACCGCCTTGCGGGCATCGGTCGCATTCTTCAGGAACCGGATATGCTCAATACCGGTCTGGCGCTCGGCAAACTTAACAAGGGCGGCATCGTCGCGGTTCTGGACGATCCCGAGATTCCAGGCGGAGATCCAGAGCGCCTGCAGCTTCCCCGCATATTTGCCGGTGAGCTTGAGGCGGCCGTCGCCACGTCGGTTGGATTTCGGCTGGAATCCTTCCTTGCGAAACACCTGAAGAACACGTTCCCGCTCGGCCTCGGACATCGCTTTGGCCGAGGCCTTGCCAGTGATGACTTTCAGCTTGGCGCGGTAAGTGTCTTCGTCCAGCCCGAGCTGCTTCTTGGCAACGTGGATTGCGGCGATAGAGGCGTTCATGGCATGCTCCCCGAGGCTAGAAGATCGGGCCGAGTCGATATAGCGACGCGACGCTTTGGTCGGGGGGATTGATGTCTGACCATGCGAGACGTGCGACGATCGTTGCATTGATCCTGATTGCAGTCATGAGCTTGCTGCCTCCGGCAATGATCGGCGGGCAACGGGGAGCCATTTGGAAGTTCTTTTACGATTTCCAGAATTTGCTTGCTGGGCTTGCGGCCATTGCTGCCGCCGGTTTGACTGTCTGGCAAATGCGCAGGAGTGATGCCCAGCAGTGGGCAAGACATCAGCGGGAAATGAACGCCTCGACACTCCGCGATCGGTTGGCCGTCTTGCGGCTTGACGCGATTTTGTCGCCACAGCTTGAGGGATTCAAAAGTGCTTGCACCGCTTTCGACATTCCCATCGAAACTGGCTTCGAAGAACCGATCTGGACTGCGGCAACCCGGTCTAGTTTGTTTCGGGCGGCCTACGCTTGCAAGGGGTACAGAGGTCAGGAAACGAGCGTGAGGATCGCCACTTGCGCGCACCTTTTCACCCCCGAGATGGACAGATCGATCAGCCTTTTCGAAACTTGGACAAAAGGCATCGTCGACTATTTGCCTGACGACGCTGAACTCGCTCGACTGCTTGGGCCAGGCGGTCGGCCAGATTGGTATGAGCCGTATATTGGAATGGCGTTGCGCGGCCTTGGCGAGGGCGCGCTCGAATATCGAGACGCCCTTGATGACTGGGGATTGGAACTGCTTGGTGCAGAATGGAGCTTCCGCCGAACCCGTTGAGGAATCAGAACTAGACATCTCATTGCAATCGGCGGCGTGCTGAAATGACATAGAATAGGCACTGGTCATGGCCGCACCTCAAGCCTTCGCGAGGTCGATGGTTACGGCCTGCCATTCGTCCTTTGGAGTGTGGCGCTCGTAGAAGCGGACGTATTCCTTGGAGCCAGTGACCGTGATTGAGTTGCGGATCGCCTCCATCGCCCGCAGCCAGCGCTCGTCACGGATATCGAGGCGGAGCAACATGAAGAGATCGGACTTGTTGATCTGACCTTCCTTCTCGGTGTTGAAGGCCCGCATCACCAGGGCGCGAATCTCGTCGCGACTTCCTTCGGACCATTCCATGATGCAGCCATCGATCAGCGACTTGGCGATTTGCAACTGTGGACCGAAACTAATCTGATCGGAGACCTGAACCTGGACCTTGAGGCAGCCGTCGATTGTTTGATAGGTGCGATTGCCCTTCTGGCCGCCGATCTTCGCGCCGTATTCCTGTTCCAGGAGCGAGTCGAATGAACCGAGGTCGGCAACGGTGTGGCTCCTAAAGCGGGCGATCTGCGCTGATAGATCGCGAGCAAAGCCCATGATTTTGCGGACCGTTTCGTCCTGCAGCTTGTCTTCCGCACGGACGTTTTCCACCGGCACGAGATTGCCCTTGGCATCGTTCATGTACGGACGGCCATTCACTACCGTAATGCCAGCACGCTGCTCGATAATAACTGCTTCCATTTCAATGACCTTTCAATGTTTCTTCAATGTGGAATCAGGCGGCGCTGCCGTCGAAGGGCGACGGCCGGCCGGGGAAGGTGACGACGTTGCTGTTGCTGCGGAACGCTTCGAGAATAACGACGGAACCAGGCGTCATCATCTTGGCGCGATCTTGGGCGGCACGGCGGTTCCAGACGTCGGCGCTGAGCGCGCCTTCCAGGTCGAGCGAGTGCTGCAGGAGCGTGTCGACTTCCTGGATGACGCCTTCCAGCTGGTCGCCGCTGAGAACGACGCCACCATGACGGGCCTCGGAGAGCCACCGGCTCATTTTGCGCAGGCGGTCGGACACGTAATGCAGTTGCTTTCCATTGCTGGTCATTCTGAATCTCCTGACGGTTGAGATGCTGAAATGCGGGAGTGAGGGCAGCCGGAGCGGCATGCCTGATACATGCGAACGCGATGACTAGAGGTCGCGTTGAACGGTTTCTTCTGCCAGCCGAGGCACATGTTGCGCGCCATCTCGCCGACGATCGGGCAAGTCACGATCTCGGCCATGAGCGCGCCTCGGATCATCGTTTCGACGGCCGCGAGATCCCCCCGATAGCTATTCGAGAGCACCTGGCTGACCGTGGCGGCGGAATATTTGATTTGTTCGCCAACCGTCTTCTGGCTGTTGCGCGAGCAGGCTTCCGCCAAAACAATGATCCAGTCGGGCGGATTGCCCCATGCTTGAAAGCACTTGGCGAGGTGGTCGATCCCGGCCGTGCCGGAGATAGGTCCGCGGTTCAAAGCTTCACCTCCTCGCAGGCCGCATCGCCGATGATCTCGGAGCGGTTCTGGTCAAAGATGATCCGGGCGCTAAGAGCCATCGGATAGGCCGGCCCGGTGTTCATATGCGGAGCCAACCGCCAGAGCGCGAGGCCATTCGCCTTCGTCTTCCCCTTCTGGACGAGGATCAGATAGCCGGCCGCCGCCAAAAGGCCGATGTAGCGCTTAGCAGTTGCAAGGGTGACGACGGTTTCATCCGTCGAGGCCAAGAAAGCGAGGTCGGCGGCGGTGAAGCCGGTGCGGGTGGAGGGCGATCGCATCGCATTCCACATCGCTGCCAGCTTGCAGACGCCATTCAGAACCGTTCCGTCCGCGCGAATTTTCGGCGTGGCGGACTGCTTCTGGATCACACTGTAGGTTGCCGTGGGTGAGGCCGGATTGTCGGCGGCAAGGAAGCCGCCAGCGGTCAGCCGCCGCGCGAAATCGCGGATGGGACCCTTCATTGCCCCGTTAGAAGAGCCGAATATGTCATCGACCGTGAAGGACTGACCCCTCACGGCATAGTCCATCATCAGCGACCAATAGTAATCTTGACCACGAAGGACACGCTGGCCCTTTGGAGCGGTGAGCTTGAGCGAGATCGGCATCACGCGGCCTCCCGGCGGGACGGCAGCTTGCCTTCGGAAAACAGGCCCTCATATTGATTGAGGTTGATATCCGACATGCCGCGAAGCATCGCGAAACCGGCAATGGAATGCAGGGTATTGCCGATACGACGGACTCGCCCTTCGCCTTTGGAGCGCGCCAAATCGAGCAGCTCATCAGCGATGTGGATCGACGGATAGAAGGCCTTCGCCAGCGTCCTGGTGTCGTCGAGGTCGCAAGGTTGGGCATAGCCCATCACCAGGACGAGGTCGCGGAACCGGTCGACATGCTCCAGCTTTTTCGGGAAAAGCTCCTCACCAATGAGCAGAACCGGAACGTTCGACTTCTTGGCGATCATGCGAACAAGCTCAATCATGTTCTTGTCGACGAGCTTGTCCGCTTCGTCGATCAGCAGCGGCCGCTTCGGATCACGGGCAAGAATGCCGATGATCTCGTCTTCCATGTCGGAAAGTGTGCCGTTTGCCCGATGCTGCCCGAGTTCTGACAGGATCGACGACAGCAGCTTCTTCCGCGTCCAGGTGTCTGAGACCTCGACATAGGCCGCGTCCGTCTTGTTCTGCGCATACAACGCCGCGACGGACTTGCCGTAACCGGAGAACCCGGCAAAAACGCCGAGGTTGGGTTGCAGCGGATGCCGGTTTTGCAGTGCGCGCACCAAGCTCAAGCACGCCGCCACGTTCTTGATCGGAGCCGCTTCGCCGGCATTGACAGTCTGTAGGTTTGCAGTCATGTTGCCCTCGTTGATATTTTGGCAGGTTGTGAAGAGGCTCCGTTCCAGCGGGGCCTTTTCTCTTTTTTGGCTACCGGAGCATGCGCAACGTGTTCTCCAGACCAAAATCTTTGAGGCAGTCCATCCCGGTTTGATATTCCGGGGTCGCCTTGAAACGGGCGAGTTTGATGGCTGTCTCGTCATCGACCACCACACCGGCGGCGATCTGTTCCTCGACCTTCAACGCCCATTTGAAAGTACGAGCGGAGACGGTGAGATTGGCGTCGGGATCGAGGTGAACGACCGTCGATTTCCCTTTGTCTTCGGCTTCGCGAACGATGGCTTCGTGAAGCTTCGCCGCAATTGCGTTGAGTGATTTCGGCTCGATCGGCTTGCCGGGAAGCGTCATCGCGTCGATCGCCGCCTCGATCTGCGGGGTGGAGTGGACCTCCTCGCGCTTCGGCAGCGGGATCACATTGGCGTTGATCGCGGCGCGCTCCTCGGCCTTGCGCTTGTGCAGGCGAATGGTCCGCTCGATGCCGCTCGGTCCCTTCTGAAGCTTGCGGATGTCAGCCTTGATTTCCTTGACGCGCTCGGAAACCATCGTCTCGTATTCGGCCTTCTTGGCAGCGACGAACTCGGTTCGGTTGATGTCCGAAAGCTCGGGGCAGACCGCTTCGTCGAGGAAGGCTCGGCCATCGGCCGCGTAGACATAGACCTTGCCCATATCCATCGGATCGAGGCGAACGAACACGTCGGTGCCGGCAAGAATGCGACCGGTGATGTAATAGAAGCCGTCAATTTTGATGCCTTGCTTCGTCATCTTGCGAGAGCCGTCCTTGCCGGCCGCAGGCATCAGCAGAGCATCGAGCGCGCGCTCGTCGACGCGACGGATCGTTTCGGTCGAAGCGGATGCGACCGCATTCGGCGTCCGGTCAGCAAGCCCAGAATGGCCGCGTTCGTGATAGACGTACTCAAGCCAGTCATCGATATGACGCTGCAGCTGCTCGGCGGACAGTTCGACCGAGAAAAGCTCCTTCTCGTCAGCTCCAAGGCGCTGAGCGAAGCTCTTGCGCTCCTCGATCGCCTTACGATCGGCGACCGAATGCCCGATGTAACCGGGCAGCTGCGGCCCGACCTCATGCTGGAACGTCTTGATCAGGCGCTCGATGTGTCCCTTCTCGGCCGGAGAATACGCCCGTGAGACATCCGGCTTGATATCGAGATCATCGAAAAGCCGTTTGGTGGCGACCGCCACGAAGTCGGAGCCGTTGTCAGTCTTGATGATTTTGGCAACGCCCATTTTCAGGGTCGCTTTGCGGATCATGAGGCCTACAGCCGAGGCGCGAGGTGTCCTCGACAGAGTGATGACGACCCGCCGCGTGGCGATGTCTATGCACCCGTAAATGCTGTGACGGCCATCAGTGCAGAGAGCGTCGACCGGGGAGGCGTCGATCATCCAGAGCTGGTTCGGCAATGTCACCCAACGATAGGCGCCGGTGCCGACGAGCTTCATGGTGGAGCGGTACTTGTCCGGGTTGGTGATCTTGGTCAGAGCGACCTTTTCGGAGTCCTTCAACGACTTGATGAAGTATTGGAACGTGCGCTTCGGCGGCAGAGGTTGAAGGACGCCCTGGCGGTCGACGAGATCAGCACCGAACTCGTCCTCGACATAGTCGCGGATGCGCTCGGCGGAGAGCGCCGGGTTCTTGGCAATCCACGCGAGGATGAACGCGCGGACCTGACCGTCGTTCGCCGTGTCCAGGAGCCCTGTGTTCTTGCGCGCCATCGATCTGTCGTGGCCGAGCGCGTCGGTTCCTTCGGTCTTACCTTTCGCCCGCCAGCGCATGATGGTGCGGGGCGACAGCGAGGGCACTGAAGTCCTCACCCAGTCGTCAACCTCGATCCGGCCTCGGTTATAGGCGTCGGCAAACATCGCTGTCGCGACCAGGACGGTGACACCGGCGGTCTGATACTGATCAGCAAGCCGCAGGAGCTGGATGCGGGCATCGCGCTCCTGCCGGGCACGATCGGTCAGGTTTTCGGCACTCGGCATCGGAGCGTCAACGACGGTAGCGTCAACGGTGATGTATCTTGTGAAATAGCAATGGCGCGTTGGCAGCGGCAGGAGGTCAATATGGTACCGCGTGATCGTGCCGCCTCGGCCTTTTTCGGTTCGGACGAGCGCATGGTAACGAGACCAATTCTCGGCGCTCGCCTTCTTGATGATGCCATCCTTGGTTGCCGGGATCTCCGGCAACAAGCCCGCCGCAGCCGCGTCCGCCATCTCCTGCGCGGTGAACCACACCTTCATTTTTTCTTTTGGCTGAGTGTGCATGTTCATTTGCGGGAAATCCATTTCGACATCTGAGCTTCCTTGAAGCGGCGCATGCGATCCTCGGCCTCTTCGACAAGCTTCAGATTGATTAGTGTCTGGTATTGCTCGGGCACGACGACGTGATCGAAGCGCTGGGCGATGAAGCCGAGGAGGTCGGTGCAGCCGGTCACTTCAATCAGCGTGATGAACCGTTCCAGGCTGATCTTGTGGCTCTCGGAGCCTTCCGACGCATAGTTCGCGATCATATTCTCGCTGACCTGATAGCCAAGCTCGGCGCTCATGCGCTCTGCGATCTCAGCGCGGGACAGCTCGGAGTTTCTCAAGGCGAGCGCGACCGCCTGACTGATCTGCGATGCCAGCCGGGACCCTCGGATGGAGCCGGCATCAAAGCCGGCCGCCACCTTTGGAGGTTTCCAATTGAGCAGATCGCCGGTCAGGCTATCGCCGCGCGCCTTTGCCATCAGATCGAACCCTTCTCCCGCAGGATGCGGACGATCTCGTCTTCGTTGGCGTCGATGAAGTTGCGCTTATGCGCGATCGGGAAGCGCTTCCATTTGTCGAGGACGGACTGATAGGTCTTCTGAACCGGATCGGCTGGCTTGAGCCCTTGCGCCAACAAGAGCGCTTCCGCCACGCTGGAAGCCTCGGCGGGTTCGGCTAGGAGCATATCCAGAGCGGCGCTCTGCAGGTTGCCCGACTCCTTGGAAAGCGCCGTCAGGCCCGACTGATCGTTTTCCAGCCAAGTGCCGCGCACCCGGATCTTGGTGGCGATCGCGAGGGTGTTGACCATGGCGACCGCAAGCTCGATCGAGCGTCGGGAAAGACCGGTCGCCTCGGCTGCCGTTTGAGCAAACGAAAAAATTTCGTTTGCTGAACCCTGGCGAGCCTTACCACCAGCAACGCCCTTTTTTGTTTCCGGATAGAGTTGCTCGTGAAGGATCTTCAGCTCCGCGAGCGCCTCGGCGCGTTCGAGCTTGGTGAAGTCCTCACGGTTGAGGGTCGCCATGATCTCCTGCAGGCGGGTTTGGCCAGCCTGCAGCCATGCGATCGGCGTCACGCGGGCGTCGATCTCGAAGCGTTTGTTGGCCTTCACCGCTTCCAGGCGCTGCAGGCCCTTCACCAGGACGAAGCGGCCCGTATCCTGTTCGGTGACGATGATCGGCTGCAACTGACCATTGACGGCCATGTCCTTCGACAAGGTTTCGACCCGGTGCGGCTTGATCCCGCGCAGCCGGTTCGCCGGCACGTCGAGCAGGGAAACGTCAATTTTTCGGTATTCGTAAGGGGTCATTCCAATGCTCTTCAAAAGGATGGTGAAACTATTCAGGCTTGGCTGGCCGGCTTGCGTCGGCAGCACCGTCGTTTCGAGCCGCGCTGAGCGCCTCGTCGAGCTGGCGTATGAAGATGCGGAGATCCTTGCGAAGCGGCGTCAGGATGGAGATTTGGCCGCGCATCATCAGCGCGGCCGCAACGGTCGCACCGAGCGCCCAGGCGGAGGTACCGAAGGCAACTCCAGAGAGAATGATTTCTCCGTCCGTCACCCTAAGATCCCCGCGCCATAGAGAGCCGCTGAGAGGGCAACGCCTACGCTTGCCATGGTGAGGGCGATCGAGCCGGAACGCAGCGCCGCAATCGCCACGAGCAGGACATACACAGCCGCCGCGATCCAGGCGGGATTGGCCCATTCCCGAGCAAAAACGATCAAAGATCGACGTTCGGACCAATCGAAGGCCGCGGCGACAATCGATGACAGCGCCGCAAGAGCGGCGACATCGCGAATGATGTCTGTGTTAAGGGTGCGGGAAATCGCCGACAAAGTTGCACGCATTAGGCCGCAACCCTGTTAGCGCCGCGAGCCTTTTTTTGACTCGCAATTGCCGCCGCATATTCGCTAGAAAGGATCCTGGATGTCTGAATTGGATAGCGATCGGGAAAGAGATCTTCGACCCGCTCGCCGAGAAAGTCCGCAATCGCCGCCTCGGCCTTGCGGTTGGTTTTGCTCTTGACCTGACGGCACGCCGTCCTGTCGAGGCCATTGAGTTCTGCGAGCGCGGTGAGCGTCATGCCCCTGCGGTGAAGAGCCGACTTGATGTCGAACCAATCCCACTTTCTCTTATTCAT